CCGTCCCCATGCGTTCTCGGACATGGTCCTTTGCCGAGCTTCCAGTACACTACGCGGGTATTTTGCGTAGTCGTAGAAGCCAGGCGACAGACCGAGTACTATATCCGAGCCCAATGGCAAGTGATCCCAGGATGGGGCACTCGCCAGCTTCGAACGATAAAGGGTGCTCCGAGATCTTAATGAGATCGTAGCATGCTCCCCTTTACCGATGATGTAGCCTCCAAGGATAGCCTTTATTAACCCTGATGGGTTGTAGTGCCTAACCTTGAAACCTTCCGGGACATAAATGCTCCTCTCCTCAAGCTTGAGCTTGGGCGCCACAGGGTTATACGTATCGTAAAGATACATCCCTTGACGCGTCTTCAGCTTTCCAGCCATAAAGAGCGGAACACGAATCCCTGCATCGAGGTTTTCCCACGGTGGTACCGGTCGAAACCGGACGTGGGCCAAGATGTAGCCAATGGTGCGTTGAAGGGGTATGCCTACCCGCGCGCTCCAAAGGTTAAGGTTGTTGATAGCTACATAGCGATCCTGCCGTGAGCTAAGGGACTTCAAATAAATCCCTCTCACGTTATGACCTAAGAACCAGTCATTTCCACAGGACTCGCGAAACGGACCTTCAACAAAGGTCTTTTGCGGATTGGTCTTAAAGCCTAGCAGCTTAAGGAGCCTCAATACCGAGGGTACCATAGAGGTACCGACGATAATATCGTCCCCAAACACTGCAAAGCTCCCTAGACGGTTCCCGTTCGGTTTATCCAGCTTTACGCCGGACACCCTAGCGGCCGCAAAAACGACAGCAGCAAAGAGACAGGTCTCCAAGGGGAACGTAAATCCATTCCCCATAGTGGAAATCATCTCAAGCTGAACAAGCTCATCGTTATATCTGCCCGTCGGACTACGAAACATGCAAAGCCACCTTAGAACTTCAGGTGGAAGCACCTCTCGTAGCATCTTAAGGCCTAACGAGTCAGAAGCGGAAGACAGATCAATAGTTCCAAAAGATCCGTCGATACTTCCAACACGAGCTAACTCACGATTTTTATCGGGTTGCGTTGATAAATTAAGACCATAAAACCGGTCCAAACGCTTCTCGATGATTCTGCCTACACCCAACTGAAAGAACATATTCAAGTTGGGCTCGACAGCGATCATTCGTGAGATGTCGTCAGTCTTTGGTGCGAAGCTAAATTGGCTTCCCTCAACTAAGTGACCGTCTCCATGAAGTAGACACCGGTTATTTTCGGCAGTCGACCATTCTGGATCGGTTGATACATAGTCCTGGAAAAGGAACTCCAGTTTAGAGGAAGTAGTGGTCAAGGGGCTATCGAACAGCTTTGTGTAAAAGTCTGTCCCTCTAGCCCCCCTAGCCGACCCTGGTCCCGTTTTACCCTCATCGAGAATTTGATGATGGTTCGTGAACAGGCAATAGCCTCCTGGGTAGAAAAAGTCATAGAGCTGTTGTTTAAGCTCGCCGACCAAAACTTCATCCCAGGATCCACTACAGGTAAGCTCCCAATCCCTACAGTCAGAATTAACTGCTAGGAATTTTTCGAAAGCTCGCGTATCGGCGTCGTCAGCCACCTCATCTATGAATTTCTTGTAGAATGAGTTAGCTAACGCTTGGCCTGCGAACTGACGGGGAGTAATCCCTGGCCATGGTTCCCCGGTTTCAAACCCGGGTACACCGGAAGCCAGATCCTCTAAGAGGTATTGATAAAGAGCGTGAGAGTTAAAACCCATCTCGTCTTCTCCTATATACGTTGTCTAGTGCTTTAGCACTGATGTAGGTGGAAATCCACCCCCTATGGGTTATACCCGTGCGGTAGGAATATCTGTGAAAGGAACCGAGGTAATTTCTCCCTCGGAAGAGCCCTTCACTGCCCACTTCACGCAGCCGTTAAGGCTGAGGTATAATACACACATGCACACAAACAGTAAAGCCCCTTCAAGGGCAGTCTGTAGCTGACGGTCCATTAGATCAGACCGTTAACTTGGGCATCCCCGATCTCATCGCTGAGATCGGTAAGAACGCCAATGTGCGCAGACAACATAGCCCGAATGCTCTCAGGGTCAGTCAGATCACTACCGGCCGCGACATCAATGATGGTGCGAACGATATTGACCTTAACCTGACCCGCGGAGTTGATCTCGGCGCCCTTTCGGGTGATTACCGAGAATCTGTTCATCGGGACTGAAGAGACGAAACCCGTTACTTGGTTAGCCGGCCCCAAAGGTTTAAATGCCTTCGGGCGGATCGCCGTTATGGTAAAGGGTTTACTCACCGAGTGTGACTCGACACCCGTCTGAGTCCCTCCCAGAGCTGTTACAGCATATTGCACTGCATTGCTGGAGGGAGGAACGTCGGATGACAGGGTATACGTCGGAGACGTTAGACCTGTCTGGGATGCCCCTGTAAGGGGGCTACTTGGGCTGAATGACATACGTCAATACTCCAATATGTAATACGCTCAAAATTGAGCAGGTTGAGAGAAAACGCGGGGCGGTAGAGAAGGATGAGCTCAGAGACCATTTATGGTTCTTAAAAGCCCAAGTGCGCCAATATTGATCCACTTTAGTGAACCGATACCTGGGACCTCAAACGCCAGCGATGGAACAAAATCGCCAGTGTAGTGGTCACGCACGACTTCCTTATACCGTCGCGTTACGTTATACTTGTCAAAGTCGATCTCATCTAGCTGACCAACCAGTAGTGCGGACTTTGCAGCGCTGTTTAACCGTTGTCCCGCTATAGAGCGGTCCACGGTCTTAATAACAGTTTTGCTAGCCCACGTCTGGCCGAAGTTTTGATGAGACCAAGCAGATAGGACATCGCCAATATTGGCAAAATAGTCCACCAGGAAGCTGTATGGAATTAACTCCCATACCGTTGGGATAAAGTCTTCCCAACGCCACCCAAACAAACCCGAGCTCATTTCGAGCTGGGAATGAGGGGTGGCAGCAACGCCGACTCGATAGACGACCTTAATTTCGGCCGTCGTTTTCAGCAATGTTTCGTACCCGCCATAACCAAAATTTAGGTTAGACCAGTACGGATCCTCTTCCGAGAGTTTCCCGGTTGAGGAGCCAATTACCTTGGTTCGCGAACGATATTCGTCGAGGTTATAGCGCGCAAGCGCTTTCGCCCCGTCTTCTATGTCGCTTATCAGAGGTAACCAGCCAAACACTGATTCGAGCCACGTATCGCCTAACACTCTACCCGCGAGTTTTGAATCGCGGAGGGCGTTCCCCCGGCGAAGCCGTTTCACTACGACTTCATGGTACCGGGTGATTCCCTTACGTAGGGTTTCGGCAGGATTCCTGATCTGGTGCAACGTTTCAAGCAATTCGCCTATAAAGACACCTCCCTGAAATTGGGAAGTTAACTTGTTGGCACGCTTGGCCGTTACAGCCTTTGCAAGATTATCTACGTCAGACTGCAGAGACGTCAAACCCGTCATACTTTCTGCCCAGTTAACATCGAATAGATGTCCTACTTTTAACCTAGGCTGCATCCCGAACCAGTATGGTCCGGGTTTCTGGTCGTAACGACCGATATGCAGATTCTTGGTATACCACCTACGACCATGTAAATAGGTCGTTGCATCCTGCCCCTTTCGAATACGTTCCCGCCAGTCCTTATAGTTTGGACCGGTAGTACGCGTATCTGAGATGACAGAATAAGCAGGTGAATCGTAGGTCTGCCACACACCCGGACTACCTTTAAAGTAGTAGGAGTATTGATAACTCCGTGAGTGTGAGACAGGATTCTGGATCAAAGTGAGGGTCATGATATTCTCCAATAGCCATCAGGGGGTCGATTAGGCCCCCGAAGGACGGAAGCACTTAGCCTTCCTCTTCCCATGAGAGATGCACGGACAAACGCGTTAGCGCCATTAGGAACTCATCGAAGCGACTCGCCGGAATTGAAACCCGGTACAGTTGCCGTTTAGGAGTTTGAAAATTAACATTCTCCTTCAGCTGTTTCGTTGCTTCCTCCCAATCCGAAAGACTGGGATGAACACGAACATCGATGAACCTCATGTCGTTAGTAGCGTCTGCCATAATGCACCTCGTAGGGTTGAGTTAGGTTGGGTGCTTC